TTATTCTTAAAAATAATCATACTATTTCTTCATCCATTGCTTCATTATATAGGGAGTTCATGAGTATCTTTAACTTCTCTCGGCTTAAGTCAGTATTAGCTGATTCGATGTAGTTAGCCATTAGCTGTTGGGTATCTTCTACGTCCTCTAAGGAAGTAGAGACATTTTCCCCTAAGAACTCCTGGAAGTTCTCAACGATCTTAAGCTCATGGGTATTTATTTCTGATAACTGGTCAATAAGGGCATCAAACGCTAGAACATCAGATTTGTTCTCGACTATTACCTTAACAAACTTATCAACGTAGTTATCCATATCGAATACCTGGGGCTTACTATCATCATAATATATCTTCTCAAAGAGGGTTATAGGATTAAGTATAGCCGTCACTGATTGATCTTCAGTATCATATATATGGAACCATTTAGGATCATCAACATCATTCCATGTAAACTCCATTTGAGAGCCTAAGTAACGTACTGTACCATTAGTAGATTGAGTATGGAAATGACCAGATAATACCTTATCGTAATGATCAAAGTATTTAGCGGACATACCATGGGGACTCTTCATACCTTTAAGGACATCAAACCCTTCTAACTCTAAATGGGCCATAAGGACCCCATCGTTGTTACGAATATAGTTTAGATACTCTGATCGGTTCTCATCATTGATCCAAGGAATAAGATGGACACCATTTACCTTAGTGGGCTTGGTGATAATAGTTACATTAGCTGTATAATATCCTAATAGCTCTTTCAAAGAGGTAAGGTCATTAGTATTCTTATAGAAGGTATCATGGTTGCCAGGGATAATATCCATGTGGATACCATTCTCCACTAATGGTTCTAAGAAGATCTTACGGTTGTGGTGGAGGGCCTTAAAGTTAATATTCTTTCGGTGGTCATAGTAGTCACCAAGGTGGAATATGTTCTTAATATCCATAGCCTTAAGATATGGAAAGAATATGTCACGATAGAACCTCTCTTGATAATCCATAAAGATCTCAGAGGAGTTCCTGACACCACAATGGGTGTCATTGAGAATTGCTATTAACAAAACAGTTCTAGACCTTTCTTTGCTTTTTCTTTAACCTTCTCGTCCTTAGCAAACTCTTTAATAGCATTATCCTTCTCTTGGACTTTACTAATCTTTTCACGTAAGGTTTCAATATACTTCTGATCAACCGGTGAATTACTATCAATTCCAATCATAAACTGTTCAACATCAGCTTGTTCCATGAATTTAAACTTGATATCCGCCTGCTTCTTCTCTTTAACAATTCTACGGATAAAGGCAAAGTAGGCTATCTGAGTGAAGTATGCAAAGGCATTAGGTTTACCAGTACGAGTTGCTGCATCAATATTATAGTTATGGATAGCCTTTAAACAATTCTCTACTCCATCCATTACCATCTCATCACGGTAAGTATATCTTACAAAGTTAGGCTTGTGGGATAACCCCTCGCAAATCTTCATGAAACACGTAGCAATATAGTCTGTTACTACCGGGCGGGTAATACCTGCTTCATCTGCAGTATTAGCTTCTTTTACATAGTCCACTACTGAATATGAAAACTCTCTATTGTTAACATAATGGGGTTTATCTCTTGGTTTGATTTTCTCTTTCTCTTCCATGTTATTAGTCCTTAGTTTATTTAACATGGTACCATTATATCATACTTTTGGTCAAATGTAAACGTTTATTCACCATTTAATTTATTTGGAGGAGACCGTGTACAAACGGTAGGGGTCATGGTATAATGGTACTGAGTACCAGCCGCCATTGAGTACCAGTACATATTAATACTAAATCAGTACGGGTTATGCTACTGAAGTCCTATACATATACTTTGTATATGCACTAAGGGCCGGTTGCTCCGAGCCACAGAGTACCAAGTTAGTGGAGTACCTTACCAGTAGCATCATCAGACGAATCAGATGGAGAAGCAGGATCAAGTACCTTGAGTACTAGTTTCATATAGTATGCCTTCATGTGGTTATCAACGTCACCCTCACTAATGATATTATAAGTGTCTAACATATGGACCTTACCAGACGTGAATGGAAACCATGGGGTGAATGAGTATTCATCATTACCTGTAACTACAACAGCCATTGGTTCTTCTAAGCCCACTTGAGCTCCATACGTTTCACCGTCTAATTCATGCACATATGATATAATAGACTCACCATTCATTAATTTAAAGTATTTAACGTTGAGTTCTTCTAGAGTTTGTGGTAGATTATCCATACTACTATATATCAATCTGGTGAATGGAAAATTTAAACTTCTGTTTAGCATAAATCTTAATACGCTCGGCCGAATGGTTAAGAGTATAATTCTTATGAGATTTCCATGATAGATCATCAGCGATATCAAAGATCTTAGCGGCCTCTCCATTATCAGACTTACGTAGGGCCCTACCAATAGATTGTAATATCTTAATCTGTGACTTAGATGGGGATGCAAATATAATATTATGTAGATTACGAATGTTGATACCTGTTGAGAATGTACCTAAGGATGCTACAATAATAGCGTCATGTTTAGTCTCAGTGATTTTACGTATATCCTCACGAGTTTCTGCATCGGTATTACCTGATACAAAGAATACCTCGCGATCTGTGCTGGCCTCCTCTTGTATCATTTTATGAAGGGGCACCCCGTGTTTTTCTACGTATTGAAATAATACTAAGGTATTTCCCTTTTGATCTAAAGCTAAGTTTTTAATAAATCTATTACGGGGCGCGTACGATACAATATATTGCATCTCCTCTGGATATTTAGCTTTCTTTAAGGCCTTACACATTTCTTGAGGGTGCTTAAGTAGTATTACACTAATAGTAGCATCAGATAAACTACCATCATCCATTAAAGCTTTAGTGGTGGTTACATTCTTAACTGGCCCAAATAACCCCTCTAAGACTAATTTGTGGGTTTGAGTACCATCAAGGGTACCAGTTAAACCAAAGCGATAACCCGCTTCAGTACATTTAGATAGGATAGATGTTAATGATTTAGCTTTAAAGTTATGGGCTTCATCACCAACAACCATACCAAACTGCTGAAAATATGAAGCGGGCATCTTATAGATTGATTGCCAAGTGGAGACATAGATATCCTTATCCTCATCGTTCTTATCGACCCCTGCCATAATTTGGTGGCATCTATCAACGTTGAATGTTTCATCGAGGGTAGAATAGTCTTCGAAGTCCCCAGCCATTTGTTTAACTAACGATGTTGTAGGTACAACAAGAAGCACCTTCTTTCCCTTATTGTACTCTAGAAAGTATCGAATTAATAAGTAAATAATAAGTGATTTGCCAGAGGCAGTAGGAGAGATTAATAACCCCCGGCGATGTTTTAACGCATAGGCCACTGCTTCCTTCTGGTAGTCTCTAGGGGTTATTTTCTTCCCTGCAGCAGTTAGTGGTAAGCTATCAATCCAATCTACATTGTCATCATAATCGACGTCAGGTCGTGTATAGTGTTGTGAATCCACATCCACAGTAAGATTATAACCTCGCTCATTTGCAAACTCCTTAATATAATTATATAGGCCTACGTAGATAGTCCTTGATCGCATATCTAATAAACGCATTTTACCATCCCACATTTTATTGCGGAAGGCTGGCATGAACTTATAACCAGGTACAAAGAACGTAAAGAATTCGCTTAATTCATGCATGATCCCAGCATCATCAGAATCTACTTGTAAGTAGGCATTATTCTTAACCTTTAAAACTATATTCACATCCACCCCTTAGTTCTAGCTTTCTGAAATATTGTATTTTCAGATGGAGGAGTATGGACGAGCCTTTCCACTAGTATTACCCCGTCGAGGGCAATAACATCTACTGGTATATCTTTCTTTTCACATTTATCAAGCACCGCATATATATCCTTTGCTTTAATTATATGGGTATCATTTACTAAATATTCTATCATACCCCTGCCTCAAAGCTACGCCATTTGATAATATTACCTATTTGATTATGACGCCACCTGATTGTATCTAAGATTTCTTTAAGGGTATCTACAAGTACATTATGATATTCAAGCTCAGCTTGGGCCTTTTGGATATCTTCATCAGCATCATAATAATAATTCATTTCCCCCTTAAGAGGCTTGTGTAAGCCACCGAAGGGATCATACTCCCACCCGAATATATCAATTTGTGCTTGAGATAGTTTACCATTATAATAAAGCCACTTATTCTTTAAGAGGGTATTATATTCTAGTTTCTTCTGTTTCTTTTTGAGTTTAGCTATAGTGATTAGACTCAAGTATTTTGAGTGTAATACTGCATTTTTGATAGTGGTATCATCAAGCTTGAATTCATCGATGGTCCCATCGATTGCCCACATGTCGAGAATCTCTTGTATGTCCATAAGTCACTTCCTTCATAATATATAACTTATTTATACTAGCTCCAATAATCTTCATCGTCCATAATATATTCCTAATCCGTCACGGTGATACCACCTATTAAACCACTCAGAGTATTTCTTTTTATCTTCTTCGCTCATGAGTTTCTATATCCATTGTATGATGATACATCTGGGAAACCTTCCCACCATTCAATTTGATTGAATCTGGCCATAATTAACTTATGCTTTGGTAGCCTAAGTTCTGTTGGTTGTTTATTATTCATCCACATTGCAAATTTTAGATCTTCGCATAGTGATGCTTTTTTATTTGATATTCTATCTGCTCCTTTTAAGAAGCCACAGAGGCCTGAGTCGTGATACATATTGTTCTCCTTTTAGAGTTAAAAGGACATCGTTGTCGGTTATATCGCTTCGTTGCAATACAAGTATTTATAGGTTAGCGCATATTTCCTACTGACGTTACGGTACTATCTACACTAGTCACTTTTCCATCTAAGTTTATAGTTGATTCAGGGTTTCTCTCGCCAATGGTTTTATCTTCC